GGGATGAACTGGTGCGGATGGAAGGCTCTATCCGTAAACAGAGGCAGGAGACTATCTACAAACAGCGTGAGAGACGCCGCAAGTTCCTAGAGATTGTGGCTATTATACTGCTGGTTGTCTCCGGCGTGGGCGGTCTTATACTGCTGGCAATGTGGCTGAAGGGGATGCAGTAGCATTGTCAACAAGGACCGGGCTGGCTGGTGAGTTCATCGTTTGCTCATCGATCCTGCGACTAGATGGCGACTGGAAGGTTGTCCATACGCCGCAGGACAAGATCGACATACTGGCGTTTAATGATGAGGGCATGTTCCTGCGTGTACAGGTTAAGACCAGCACGCTGAAAACAAACAAGCCGGGACACCGGCCCTTCTATCACTTTCAAAATGGCAGCGGCTGCAAGAACAAATCCCTGCCCACTATCGAGGATATGGACATTGTGGCACACTGTTTTTTGGATGAGCGAACGGTTGCCTATTACGCCACCGAACAGGTGCGCCAGTACAGCCAGCGGCGTCCGATGCATTACGCCAGTGCGCCGGGCTTTGAGCAGGACACTTGGGATAAGGCGCTGCAAATTGTGCAAGACAGGATGAGATGATGGACAAAGACAGATTACGCGCTGAGATAGCCGCTGATGAGGGGTGTCGGCATGAGATCTATCTCGACCATCTGGGCCTACCAACGCACGGCATCGGGCATTTGATCCGCGAACATGAGCCGGAGCACGGCCAACCAGTAGGCACGCCGGTCAGCGATGAGCGGGTGCGTCAATGCTTTGCGCTCGACATTGCGGTCACGCTTGAGGATTGCCTGCGGCTGTTCCCAGACTTTGCGGATCTGCCATTAGAGGCACAGCTAGTGATAGCCAATATGTGCTTCAACCTTGGCTATCCCCGGCTGTCCAAGTTCAAGAATTTCCGGGCTGCGGTTGAAGAGCGCGACTGGATCAAAGCCGCAGATGAGATGGTCGATAGCCGGTGGCACGATCAGGTGCCGAACCGGGCAAAGCGGCTGGTCAAAAGAATACGAGATCTGGCAGAGGAGCAATTATAATGATTAGTATACTAGCAAAGATCCTTGGGTCTGGTGACGTCATCAAGCAAGGCATGAGCCTCATCGATGATATGCACACCAGCACAGAGGAAGAGGTCGCGATTAAGTCCAAGGCCAAGACAGATCTGCTTGCGGCATACCAGCCGTTCAAGCTGGCCCAGCGTTATCTGGCGCTGATGTTTGCATTCACCTTCCTGCTGTGCTTTGCGATCACGTTGGGCATGACGCTGGCAGGCAAGGGTGACATCGAAGGCGTGAAGGCGATCCTTGGTGATTTCTGGATCGGCGAGATCATGCTGGTGATTGTCGGCTTTTACTTTGGCGGCGGCCTTGCCGAAAGCGTGAAGGCCAAGAAATAAAAAGACCCCCGGCGCGGGGCCGGGGGCAGTTGTCGGTGGGAGGTGTTGGTTTTATTCCAACGGCAATAATTCTATCGCTCGGTTGCTGATGCGTCTAGCCCCGCCACGCTCGATCAAGCCGGTCAATTGCATCTGGATCGTGGTCTGGCCCTTCCCCATAAACCGCCCTAATTCCCGCGTGGACGGCGTGTAGCCGTATTCCCGCTGGAATATACTGATCGCATCCCAGATGCGCCTCTGTGCCTCTGTAAACGCCATCAATCCAGTTCCTTGATTTGCAGGGTCTTGGACCTGACTGTGCGCTCCGGCTTGGCCGGGGTCAGCTTTTCGGGCTGCGCACGATATGTGCGGCTTGGCCACTTAACCAGCACCCGGCGGTTGCCGACCATCGCCTCAACCTCTTCAGACCGGCCCATCCTGTCCATAAGGAATGATGTGAACTCAGCGATGTCCTCTTCGGCGTTGGCCTTTTGCTTGAGCGCGTGCATCAGGCAGTCAATGGCTGTCGCCTCATCGCTGGTGCCATCATCCCAATACAATGTTTCATCGCCTGCTGTCGGATAGGCAGCGATGCCATCCTCCGGCGATGTCACTGGATACATCTCACCAGTCTTGCGGCGTTCCTCAAAGTCTTGGATGGCCAGCACGATGCGTTGCTGTATGGCCGGATCGGCTTTGTACAGGAACAGGCGCAACTCAGTGCCACGATACAGCACCGCGATGACCCCGGCTTTGAGGCCGGTGCAAAGCATCTGGGCCTGCAACTGCAAAGGACCGCGATGTGCGGCTGGCGGGTTCTCCGGCGGGGAACTGGTGTTCTTCGCTTCCAGCAGGATCTCGCCGGTCAGGTCAATCATGTCGCCGCCCTGCGGCGTGTAGATGCCGTTGGCTGGATCTGCGGCCCACTTGCGATTGCCCTTGGCAGATCCATCGAGACTGGCCGCAAGCGGCAAGGTCGGATGCTGGAACGCGGCGGGGAAGCTGGTGCGCAGATCTTTGAGGCCGAGGCGTTCAGCCGCCACGGTCAGGATCTGCTCTTCCAGAGTGTCGCCCCAGAACATCGGTTCGTTCTGCGGGATGCGGTGAGCGGTGCCACCGTTGTCGATGTCGATCATCTCAGCCAGCAGTTCGTTGCGGGTCTGATGCGGTGATGCGTTCAGCAGGACCGGGGTGCGGCTGGCTGAAAGCTGGTTATCGGGTGTAAGTTTTCCGACCATTATACAGTCTCCTCTTTTTGTAATTATCAATGCCCACCACGACTTCCATCGTTTGGGGTTATGGGTTTCAACAAGGCCTCTTCTGGATGCCAGCCTCTTTCAAGTCGTTGGCATAAGGTGGTGAGATTTATATTATTTTTTTTCGCGGCTGCTTTCATTGAAGGATAGCCTAAAAATTCAATCCCTTTTTTCTGTATAGGTGGAGGAGGAGCAAGACCAAAAGCCTGCTCTTTTGTCCAGCCGCGATGAAGGCGTTGCGTCACGAGGCCAGAACGCACACCCAACTCCTCTGCCGCGTGAGCAATGCTGAAATACTCTGTTCCTTGGACCGTGATCCGCGTCCACCTTGAACTTGTCCTGCGCTGATTAGGCCGCTCTTTTATGCCGAGAGCCTCTTCCAACGGCCAGCCTTTAAGCATCCTTAGTCTAAAGGCTTTTACGGGGACGCCGTAATACCGTGCGGCAGCGGCTTGTGAGCGAAAAGTTTTTCCCTGCACTTCAATAGATTTGCTATATTTTACGGGGTCGTTTTTGGGTGGTGTGGATAAGCCCAATGCTTGCTCTACAGACCATTTCAAAGGCGAGCGCAAAAGCCGATGCCTTAATTTGTGGTGACACATATTGTAAGCATCGGCTAAAGACATCAGGCTTTCATACTTCACACCTTCTACAATGTAACTTTTGTTTCGGCTTACGGATGGCATCTCTTTAGGCATACCCCCCGTTTTGATGTTATAGCCGCAAGGGTGCATCGTATTTAATTTGCTGATCCACTTCTTTTCACACGCCCCTAAAAATTTCAAGTCTGATACACGCTCCAGCACCTCGAAGGAGATGTTTTTGCGCCCGTATTTTCGTATGGCATTAGCAAAAGACCCGCTAGTTCTGGTCTTGCGTTCGGCATACTTAATATGTTCGCGTATTCTGGGAGCAAGTGTATCTCTGGTTGTTGCGCCAACATACTGCATACCGTTGACCGTGTTGGTCGCAAGATAAATAATCATCACACTGCTCCTCCGAAGCGAGCCATCAAGGCCCAGACGTTCCAATCCTCAGTCACAAGGCTTGTCCCGAATACGATGACCAAGCCGGTCAGGATAATCATGCCAATGGCATCTACTAGGTTTTCACGCATTGCTTTGCTCCCTATGCGTTGATGATGTTGCGCACGCTGGCGGCGTACCATTTGCCACCGAGTGCGGTTGGAATGCCAGCATCATTCAGCTTGCTGGCGATGGCGCGGAGTGAGGCACCAGCCTCACGCAGCGCGGAGATGATAGGCATTGCCTGCGTAACAGCGGCCTGCTGCTTTTCGCGGCGTACTGCGCCAGAGGCAAAGCCGCCAGCGCGTGGGTTGGGTGAGCCAAGTTTGACGCCACGCACCTTGGCGGCGGCGAGGGCGTCCTTGGTGCGCTTGCTGATCTCCTCGCGCTCGTGCTGTGCGAATACGGCGCGGATGCCGAACTCCAGCGTGCCAGCGTTGGGCATGTCAGCGGCAACGATCTCAACACCGGCTTTGCGGAGCGACATCAGGAAGGCAGCATCACGCGACAAGCGGTCGATCTTGGCAATCAGGATGGATGCGCCGGTCTCGCGGCACAATGCAAGCGCGGC